TGATCTCCTGAGGAAGTCCCCGACTTGCAGACCATTGCCCCGAAGCATTGCCTGATCCGTGATCCTGTCGAACATCCCGGTACTCATGAGCAGTTCGTCCTCGATTGCCGTCCAGAGGTATTTGCTGACCGGGATTCCGGCGAGATTCACGCAGATGCACATCAGCTGGCTACAATCAGTGTTGCAAGGCTTCGTGATTCCTTTCGTTGAGCCGACCTTCATCGCTTCATCCCAACAACTGTACCGTGTCGAGCCCGTGTCGTAGCCGATGCAATCGTTCCGACAAGCGTCTGCCATGTACTGTCCGATCAACTTTGCCTTTGCCTTGTCTTTGCACCGGAAGATCTTCTGCCAAACTTGCCCATCCCAAAAAGTATTGATCCTGACTTCTCGCCCTGTCTGATCGCCCTTCGCTCCGCCGAGGATTTCGCCTCGCTCGTTCGAGCAGGCTTGTCCGATTAGTAATGCCATAGTTGTTCCTTTCTGTTATGCGAGCCATAATACTCGGATGCCGCCCCATACTGTACTGGATGCCGTCAGAGAGATTTGTCTTGAGTATGTAGCCCCAGAAGTCCCCAATCCAGTTGCGGTAAATGTGTAAGAAGCATTTCCCGCAAGTTTTATTACCTGTACCTCATTTCCAAGACCCTCTGACTGCGCCCAAATTCCATAAATCGATATTGCTCCCGAACCCGTACCTATCAACATGAGTCCCAATGAATAATTATTAGCACTGCTCCTCGGTGCGTTGATGGTATAGGATGATGCACTTGTTGTGTAGCTCTGAATGGCAACGCTCAATGGAATCCTGTTTTCCAATGCCGTCACCCCACTCGCATCCAAGTATGTATCTGCTCCAAGTTTTATCGATTTTGCCATGTTGCTCCTTTCTGTCACCATCACCATGTGGAGACCGTTGTGAATGTCAGGCTTGCCATCTCGTTGCTTGCGAAATCCGAGGCCTGAAGCGTGATATTGCTCGACAGGGCCTTGCCGTTGACCGTTCGCGTTGTCGGAACCGCGCCGACATCTGCCGCCGTGAGCGTGATGTCCGAGCTCAGATCGTGGCCATTGATCTCTCTCGTACTTTCCACGAACCTTCCGATCGCCTGGTCGAGCTGTGCCTGAAGGCCCGCCAGAAAATCGATGTCTTCCTGCGTGGCCTCGCCGCCGAGCTTCGGTTCGACGATGATCCCCATCTTGAAAGCGCAGACCACCTCACCATTTAGCGCGATGATGAGCTGGGCCGCGACCACTCCGGCCTGCGTCAATGCTCCACCATCAGCCGACAGCGGAACCTCGACGGTCTGATCCGCTCCGCGAACCGTTCCGGCATAGCTGAAGGCCGTCTGATCCGGTCGGATGCACATCAGGCTTGCTGTCTCCGATCCGGTCAGCGTGTAGTCCTGAATTTCGAAGACCAGAACGCGCCCTGTGTCTCCTTGTACTACATGAACGACCGCCGGAACGGAATATTCCCCGACGTTCGCTTTGATCCTCTGTTTAAGCATTCGCGTCACCTTCTTTCAATTTTTCGAGGATTATGTTCCACGCGGCGGAAATCCCTGCTGCCAATGCGGAGCAGATCACCGGCGCGAGAACGACCCAGACGGAATGCCAATTCTCCGGAACGCCGGAATTCAGGATCATTACGACTTCCGGAACCAGTACGCCTCCGAAGGCCTGCGCAAACGTTTTGAGCGCTCGGATCTGCCAATCTTTGAGGTTTTTCATTTCTTTTCTGCCTCCTTTTGCACAAACGACAGGGCAGTTTTTATGACCGCGACGTCCGTTTTTATGTCCGCGATGTCGTTTTTTGTTTCCGTGAATTTCTCGGCATAAGCGTTATGACTTTTCAGGCGTTCCTGGACGTCCGCCATCTTTTGCTCGAGAATGATTAAACTTTTTCTGTACATCAGTATTGATGTCACAATGGCGGCTGCTCCGGTGAGGAGTGCCGCGATTTCTGACCATGTAGGCATTTCTCGTCCCTCCCCTCTCACCACTCGTTTACAACGACCGGCTGGATGGTGATATATTTACCGGATGCGCTCGGTGGCAGGATCGTGATCGAGCTCTGGTTCGTTCCTCGTATCGTGCAGGCCACGTCCTCGTAACTCGACATTTCTGTCGTTCCGTCTACAAACTGGAGCCGGTCATATCTGACATCAGCCTCCTCGTGGCTGCTGCCGTAATCGTAGGAGTTGACAAGCATCGCCGGCTTCAGGATGCTCTTGTATGTCCTGCCGCTTGTCGTGAACTGAACCGTGACCTTGCCGTCGGTCATCGTGCTTCCGGTCACGTCGATGTTCGAGGACGCGATGGTTCCGCCGTTTATCAGGTCGGCGTTTATGCTGTTAGCCTTGATATAAGTGCCGTTGATGTAGATCTTGCCGTTCTGCAGGTAGATCCCCTGCTCCGCGCCGTTGTTGGTCAGCTTATTAAAGACGGCCTGCTGTCCGAGGTTGCTGTCATATGTGCTAATCGCGGAGCTTGTATTGCTTGCCGCTGCGCTTATTGCGTCCGCCTCGGCCTGATCCGCGTAAGCCTGCGTGGCTCCGGCGGCTCCGGCGATCTTTAGCTCCGAGAAGTTTCCGCGGAGGACGCCGTTGTCGAGGTCGAGATAGAATGTCGTGCCGTCGTCGGATTTTAGGATTCCGGCTGTGATGATGTTGGCGAGGAACGATCCGTCCATCGTCGCTGCGGTCGTGTAAGTGTCCGTGGTCTTGTCGTAAAATCCCCAGCCGCCGAGGTTCCACCTCCACATCTGCGTCGCCGTCTCCGGCGTCTCGGCGTTGAGGAAGTCGATCTCGTAGATTTTGCCCTGGTCGTTAAACCGGAAATAAATATTTCCGTCCGTCGAGCTGTCGAGGATCTCGCGCGCCCTGGCTGATGCGTTTTTTAAGATCCGCGCCGGCATCTCGCTGGTCTCGTATGCCGTCCGGCTTGTCGACCGTGCGATGCTTTCCTGCTCCCCTCCGAAGGTCACCGTGTCTTTGCTCGGATCGTTGAGGTTGTAGGTCCGGGCCGTCACGAGATAAAGCCCGGAGGCCTCGTGCGCGTCGTCCTGGACGGTGACGTAATCGAGGCACTCGATCGGGTCTATTTCCTGATCTGTGACGGATAGGTCCACGGCCGTCAGCGTGATGTTCGCGACCAGTTTCGTGTACTGCGTCAGGCGTGCTCTGGCTTTTGTGAGGAGGTTCGCCGGAACCGTCACGTCGTCCCACGTCTCCGTCACAAAAATGGCGCCGTACCTTGCCACCGCTTCCGGGTCCGTGATGTAATCCCGGCCATCGTTGACCGATGCGATCGTGATCGGCAGGCCGGTCGTTTCGTCCGTTGCTCCGAGCGGGACGATGCCAGTCGCGATGTTCTCGGCGTTCTGCTCTCGTGCAAAATCAATCAGGTTCTTGCTGATCGTGATCGTCTGCCCGGTTGCTTTTGTGCTGTCTGCCAAATAATCCAGGTATAAAACGCCGCCGATCCTCTCGATGTACAAATAGCCGCCGAGGCTGTTGACCAGCTTTTCCTGGATCTCCTGCATCGTGACGGTATAGTTTCCGTTGCTCCGGACGATGTTGTCGTTCGGGTCCGTCACCGTGACGGTCCGGAGTGTAAACTGCTTTTCCGGAGGCATCGTGCTGTTGTGTGCCGTGATGATGCTCTGCAGATAGCCGCGGACGGTTCCCTGGTATTCATAAGGCCGGAGGACGGAATCGTTCAGGAACGCAAGCTCGCCCTCGCAGGTGATGGTCTGCTGGTTCTCCCAGCCCTCCGCGCTTTTGATCGGCCGGCCCCTGAAGATCGTTTTTCCGTCCTTCTCCACCTCGACGACCGAGGTCAACTTGTATATCTCCGAATAACGCGGATTGTCCGGATATACCGTGAAGGTGAAGCTGTCGGCCGCGTTGGCCTGCTTCGTGACTTCCGCGTCTATGATTAGCGCCGCCGGATCGTCCAGCGTCGGATCGTGGAGGACGACGCCGTCAATATATGCCTTATACATTAGATCACGCCCTCCTGGTATCTAACGACGATCGGCTGGCCGATGCCGCTGACGGTGATCGTGTTCGTTCCTGGCTGCAGTACGATGCCGGAGAACCTGTTTTCTCCGGTCGCGATCTGGTAGTCCGTGCCGCCGAAGGTCACGGTGGCCTGTCCGTCCGTCGCGGTGAATATCGGGATCACCGGCCGCGTCTCGTTCGATAGGTTATAGACCCCATCTGCCGAAATTGTCAGGACGGTCTCGAGGTTCTTGTATCTCCACGGTTCCGCGGTCATCGTGACCGGGATTTCCGCGTTGTTATATCCTCCCTTTTCGCCGACGGCCATCCGTCCGAGGAAATAATGGCCGCCGTCGTCCGGGAGCCAGAGCTTCCGCTTCTGTCCGTGGATAAACTGCGCGAGCTTCTGCCGGATCAGAGCCGCGTGCTGCTCCGTCGCCGGGATTTTCTTTCCGGCGATGATGTCGTGGACCGGATAAAGGGAGAAGCTGATCTCGCGCATTCCGTAGCGTACAAGGCCGCCGGTCAGCGCTCCGGTGAGGTCAAGGTCTCCGTCTGCTTCCGGAATGGTAACGTATGAGGTCCGCGGCTCCGGCGTCCCGATCTTTAGCTCGGCGAGGAGCGCGAGGCCGTATTCGGACAGCGTGTCCACGCCGTCAATAAAAACTCCGTGCATCATAGCATTGCAAGCCCTCTCTGCGCTTGAATTTGGCGGTTTCCGAGGCCTTTATCGACCCGCGCGATAACTCCGCCGACCAACTGGTTTCCGTCCAAATATAGCCGCATTCCGCGGATAGCGTCGACCACTTCGTCCGCTGCGTCTGCATAGCTGTCCGGCCCGGCCTGCTGCATCTCAAACGCGACGCGCTTGATCCAGCCGGTGTTCTTCTCCAAAGGCACCACGGCTTCGGCTCCGGTTCCCTCGAGGAGACCCATCTGGCCGCGCTCCAAGACGCCGCCGGTTGCGAGCTGTGGAATCTGCGGAACCGCCAGCGTCGGGAGCCAAGAGAACGGCGTCAGCCTTAGAATGCTGATCCCGCGGAGGCGGTTGAAAATTCCGTTTATAGCATTGAACGGCGCCGCGATCACCGCGTTGATTCCGCGGATTATAGCGTTGACCACCGTGTGGAAAACTCCGGCGATTCCTTCCTTGATGCCCTCAAAAACCCGGCCGCCGGCGCTGAAAACGTTTTTCACCGCCTGCCAAGCCTTCGAGAAAATGTTCCGGAACCACGA